CGTGCATATAAAATTCTCCTTATATTTTTTTATATATTAAAATGTTTCTGTGCTTTCATTAAAGCTGCCTGTTCTATGAATTGAGAACTCTATGAATATGAATTCAGCCGCTCTAATTGGTTGTATTCCTATTCTTGCTCTGAATTCATTTCTGTCTATTACATCCGGAGTGTTTAATTCAGTGTCCGCTTGTACAATATAATCATTAATTCCTCTTCCAATCTTGATTTCAGAAAGTATGGAGTTAGCTATTGTAGAGAATTTGTTTCTGAATTGATCATCGTGTGGATCAAATAGTAGTGATCTTGATGCTGTTTTAATCCTCTTTTCTACAGTAAACATCAGTCTTCTTACGTTTACCCTATCAAGAGCGGTAGGTCTTCTTTGTAATGTTTTCTGTCCAAATATTACAAATCCCTGAGTATCAACAAATTGAACTATTGGATTGATGCAATTTCTGTTTCCATACATCAAATCTCTTTCTTCGAGAGTTGGCCTTGAGTATACGTCCAATATATTTGGCACAACACCTCTATTTAGACCGGCTGGGGCAAACCATGGCTCTGAAATTGTGTCAGAAACAACAATTGTTGCCATTACAGCACCCGATGGTGGAACCCAAACGTCTAGATTATTGTGGTTATCACGAATCTTAACCCAAGGCCAGTAGAGTGCGCCAAAGTCACTATCTAATCTGTCTAGATTTAGTGGGTGAATACCATTCTGCCACTGAACTATTTCTTTGACAGTTAAACCGAATGGTGGATCAATGATTGCAAGACAATCACTTCTAACATTCTGGCAAAGATTTAACAGGCTTTGCACAACCATTGTGCTGCTGTGTCCTGGAACTGCTACCAAGTCAACATCGATCTGTTCTGGCTCACTTAGAGCATACAGACCTGTGTATCCAATTTCATTTCCAACTAGTATTTCATCTTGACGATCTGGATCTGATGGAATTCCGTCTGAGCCACCGGTTAGGGTATAAACACCGTCTAGAGGTGAGAAACTAGTTGAATCTAGTGGGGGTGATGTTGTATCCGTCATATCCATTACACGAACGTAGTCAGACACCAGACTTAAATATGATTCAACATATAGTCTGCTGGTGGCGTCTTTAGTTAGTCCGCCCCAAGATTCTACTTGAGTTCCATTGCTGAACACTTGCATTGTAAATGTGTTATTTCTAATATCATTTAAAATCTTTACTTGTGTTCTATTTCCTTCAATGCCAGGAGATTCGGCCGATATACTGAAGGTTATGTCCATGTTGTTCATGTTTTCTGATCCATAAACAATACCGGCTGTATTGGTCTCGTCGGTGTTTGAGTTAGAATCCGTAACTGCTATTGGACTTTCTCCAATTTTTGTAGTTGTATCCAAGCCAAAAATGGTCTCGGCCGTACTGTCTGGCTTGACTCTTAAGCGGGCACCTCTTCCAGCATGTAGGGTTTGAAGTCCTATTTTATTTCCATCGTATACTATGGCTTGAAAACCACCCGGAAGAGCTCCGGAACTAGCATAAGCCCCAGTGCCTGCTATGGCGTTATTTATTTGATTTACAACATCTGTGGCGGTCTTACCTGAACCAAATCCTGATAGATCTACTACTTGAACAACATTATCGATAGCAGGAACATCTGTTCCGTCTACTATTACCTGTAGGTTTAAGCCAGATCCAGATAGATCGAAACTTGAGCTGCCAATTGATCCTAGGGCAACCGCAACTGTCATATCTATTCCTAAACCTACTGGAGAATTTGGTCCATATATGCTATCGTATACTGAAACTAGTTCTAACGATGAACTTGGTCCGTATGCCCATATTGTTTTAACTCCAATCTTATTGCCCATTGCATAGAATATAATTCCATCATTATTTGTGTCTAGTTGATTGTTCAACAGTTCGGCCAATTCTAAAGCTGAATAAATTCCCTGTGGTATGACAAGTGTTTTGCTAGATAAAACTCCGTTTAGCTTCCATTTAAACCACATTCTGTCTTCTGATATTGTGTAGTCGCCACTAACCTTTGAATTAATCGTGATTATTTCACCAGCGGATGGAACGTCAACACTAGCGGTTTCTGCACGCTCGTCATTTACGTTATCTTCTTCACCAACTCTAACAACATAAAGTTCTGATCCAACATTAAGATATGCCTCGGCAGCATATATCATGTAGGGATCGCTTACGTCTGGGTGTGGGTAACCGAATGTCATATACAATTGTCTTGTGGTTGAAATCATGGTCGGAACGTTTAGAGGTCCTTTGCTGGCGAAGCCAACGAGGGCAGCACGATGAAAACTTTGAGCAGCTGTTACAAAGCTTAAGTCTTTCTCTGTTATTCTAACGCTCGGACTGATTGTGTTTGAAGGTGGGAAGCCACGTAAAATTGCCATTTTTATTCTCCTATAATTTCTGGAATTTTCTTTGTTTTGATTAAACCATCTTTTTCTGCTCTAAGTATATAGTCAGTTGATCTCTCTTCTTGTAAAAGAAAAATATTTTTTCCTGAACCTACTCCGGGAACGTTTAAAACTGTGAAAGATTTTGGTGATGCTTTTGATCTTATGATCAATTGTACTGGAAATTTTTTTCTATTTGTTATTTCTAACATTCTACCTCTTTAACTGTTTCTTCTATCCTAGATACTATTTCTGTTATTTCTTCTTCTCTTAGACCGTCTGTTATATCTATCCTTTGTGTAAGAACTGCTTTCTTTTTCACAATAGGTTGAGGTATGTAAGACTCAGCAGTTAGATTGAATTGAAATTTAACAACTCTAATTGCTTGGTCACCAGGTTCTGTTTCTATATTATTAGATATTGAATCTAATTTTACTTGGACTTCCCAGGTTACACCTCTAACCTTTATATATGCAACAGGGCTAAATTTTAAAATAATTTGCTCAAGAATTTGATTCATATCTTCAATGTATAATGTCCAAGCATATAGACTGTATGATATATCTATTGGAATTCCTTTTGCAACTCCAAATATTGTGTCTCTTTCATATTTCTCATTGGTTGTAAAACTTGGTTTTCCATCTAATCCTCTTAAATAGTCAACAGCTTGGTGATAAACATATCTCGATTGATTAAATTGATAATCTAAAGAATTTATTGCCAATATAGGAAGTCTTATTCTGTCTACTACCAGGGAATTATCTTTTCTTACATTATCCTGAATAATAGCTGCTACTGCTTTTTCCTGTGTTCCCCATATTATTGGAACTTTGTGAGCCTTGCCATCTTCGTCTATAACTATAAGATCTTTAAAAAGATCCATGACGGCTTCGTCTGTTCCTCTTAAAGATTTACTATATCTGTATATTGTGTTTAAGTTTTTGTCATCATTTATAATGTGACCACTTTGCATAGGATCACAATTATTTCCTTTGCCTACTCCTGTTTTTTCATTTGTTATTGCTTCTTTCAAGAAATCTAAACTATTGTCTTTTTCACAAACCCCTGAGTCGCATTTATTAGATGCACAATATTGATCGGGTATAGTTTTATTTTCTTTTAAACTATTTATTTCATTGCAATCTACAAGACTTTTTTCTGGATGATTTTCCATAAAATTATATAGTATTGAAAAGTTTTTAAAATTATGTAAAATAATTCCATGATTAATCTTAAGTGGCGTGCTTGCCATAATGCGGATAAATATCCTCCAAAAAGGATAAAATTAGAGATTCCTGGTTGGGCAGGAATTGATAAAAATCACTCCAATGGCGCAGTTCCTCAACCCTGGCATTGTCCTCCTTTTGTAGAAGGAAGTACATACGGCCTAGAATTAATTTATCCTTTTGACAGTGAATGCGTTGTTGAAAATTTAGATGGAAATATTGTTTTTAATTGTGATTTTTCAAAAGAAGTCGGATACGACCATCCAGATCCTCCATTCAAATGTTTTGCTCCCGGGCATTTTGGATTTACCTCAAGTTTTGATTTCTTTCCCCCTAAGGATCATATAATAAGAATCGAGCCTCATCCCAAATACTTCACAGATCATAGTTGGACCACGCCTCTTCCTGTTCCTGGTCACATACAAGGTGAATGGTGGACAAAGATATTTTTTGTTGTTTTCAAAGAGCCGCCAATCGGCGGTAGATACATTTTCAGAAAAGGAGAACCATACGCACAGATATTAATTCTTCCTAAAAAGGTTGAGTATAAAATAGAAGAAATGACTAGTGTAGAAAAAACTAAAAGAATGTATTTAGACAATAATTCCAATGTGTTTATAAAAGAATCTTGGAAGGATCACAAGGGAAATGTTTTTGATGATAAATATAGAAACTTAGGTTGTGAATTTGCCAAAGGTGGGATAAAAGGTGTATGTGAAAAAATAGATAATAATATGAACAATAGGGTTAAAATTAATAAAAAAAGACCTATATTAGATTGTGGCAAAAATAATAAGAAAAGTTAATCCTGTTAATAATAAATTGTATCTTACAAAAGAAAATATAATCTACAGAAATCTTCCTAAGCCTAAAATTCCACTAAAGCTACTTAACGTTAACTCCGACTTGATTAAGTAGTCCTTTTAAATTATCAAAGGTCTTCTTTAAATCAACTGCTACTTTGGCTTGATTTTGTTTATTCTTTACATCTTGCTGTTTTTGATTTCTTGCTTGAGCTATAGCAGCAGCACCTTGGGGAAGGTTGCTTATTGATGTGGAGCTGGGCGAGCTATTAGCTGTTGGGGCGCTCATAGGAGTTATTGGTGTTATTGGATTTTGTTCCATCAATTTAGTGAGTTTGTAGAAGTTCATATGCCGTCCTTTAAAAATTTAACTATATTATAGTGTGTTTTTTCTACCGTAATATACTTGGTAGTTGATAATTGTATATATTAAATTATCTTGAAATCTTGTTTTTGTTGAGTAACTTTACCTTCCCCGGTAGTTACGCTTTCCTGGAACTTTTGCGCTATTATTTGAACGTGTAAAACTCCCCACTGTTTAAATTCAGATAAATTTCTCTGGATTATTATCCAATTTTCTTGTAGATGAGGAGTGTAGATTCTGGATCCTATTTTTGGAGGATGACCACAGGCTTTTAAAACTGCTTTGTAATTAAACTCAAATAATTGTTCGTCTGGCGCATCTATTCCGAATTGATTTACGTAATTTTGCGAGGGTATAGGTTCATAATAACACCATAATTGAATTGGAACTGGTGAGAACAGTTTCCCTCTATCTTCAAGATATAATGGATCTACTGTGTTGTTTTGTATATGAACTTCATGGTAAAATACCGGAATTCCACCTCTTTTAATTGCTTCTTCATCCCAAGAATTATAAAGATTAAATTGAGGATCCTCAGGATCAAACTGTTGGTAGCTTCCATTCACGCAGTAGGGTGTTCCATCTTGTCTTTTTATCATGTGTTCTCCTCTATAATATATATTTTGAATCATGAATAAAAAATTCCTAGATATTTTCAAAGATCAGAACGATGACTACTGGATCAAGAAAAACAATGTTCCAAGGAGTCTTTACAAAGCAATTAAAGCTTATTTCGATAAAGATCTAGTTGCTTTGGATTTGGGTTGTGCCGGCGCAAGATTATCAAGATCCATGAAAAATCATTTTAAACTGATCTATGCTGTTGATAACTCTGAGAGTTTGATCACAAGATCTTCTTTAATTAATCCTGATATTAACTTTATTTGTGGTGATTTTGGAGATAAAAGAACTTGGAAATTAATGAACCAAAAATTTGATCTTATAGTGTCTGATTGTGCTGTAAGGAAAGATTATGTTAATTTAAAAATTTTATTGGATCTCTGCAGAGATAATTTAAATAAAGATGGAAGAATAATACTTAGAGTTCAAGGAATCAATGACCTTGGGAACATATTAAATAAAGATTATAGATCTACAATTTTTTACTCTGAGAAAGAATTGAAAGAATTAACCTCTACTTTTGAAGATATAGAAATCCAGATAGAATCTTATACTCAGAAATTTAGCAATGAACAATACTTGTCAGATTTCTTGAGAAAGATAGATATAGATCCCAGCCAGGATACATCAGATAAAACTAGTGCAGTTAGGCAGTATTATCTAATTATTCTGCGCCTATCTTCGGAGTGATAGCTATAGTTCCGCCACTGGTGGGGAGAGTAAATGGAGCGCTTGTAAACCGCTCGGCCCACAACAGTCTTGGAGTTGGCTCTGAGGTTATAATATAATAGCCGTATATCGCAGCAGCTTCTGTAAAAGTAAATGTTTGTTCTGGGTATGTTGCCGTTGTTGTTCCTGTGGCTGTGGAGATTGTCCAGCTTGTTCCGGTTAGAGTTTTATCCGAGTAGCCAGCTTGACTTGCTTCAACAAATTCACTCAACACAGTAGATTCATTTGGTACTGTTGTACTGCTCTTAAATAACTTTAAAACTTGGTTGCCTGGATTCGTTGTAACTCCAAGCAAAAGACTTAGAATTGTTTGTTCGCAGATATCAGGTACTACTAGTGCCATATTATTTACCTCTAAATTGATTATTATATGCTAATTTATATATAGTAAAATGGCAATAAAAAACAAAGACGGCACAGTTTATAGGATAGAAGGTCCCAATCCTTTCATGAACAACCAAGAGTTGTGGAAAGATTGTGTTAAACATAACCTTGAATGGAAGGATGAGATAATATTTGATTTCTTGAAGCAGAAATTAAATCTTCCCGTTCAAGAGTCGGCTGAGAGTTTTCTAGAAGAAATAGAAGAAAAACCGCAGGAAAAACCCAAGCAAGAACCTGTTCCTATAGCCACAAAACCTGCTCCTAGGAGGGAAAAAAGAGAATTTGACACCATAGAGTCTTTCTGTTTGCCTGTTGATATAATTGAAAATAAAGATGATTTATACGGAGAAATAAAGCAGAAAGTAATTTATGGTGAAGTCTTTACAATAGAAATTGTGGTTTTAGAGCAAACTGACTTAACGTTTAGATTTTGGACTACTCACAAAATAAATAAGGGCTCTATTATTTATCCTAAAAATAAAGACAAAAGATGGTGGAAGGTAGCAGAGATTACAGATGCTCCAAAGGGTTTTATGTATTTGGGACTACCCAGTCCATTTACTCCTTCGTTTGTTTAATTCTGTTTTTTGTAACCTCGCAATAGTCTTTGTCTATTTCTATTCCTATGCTGTTTAAGTTCAGATAAGAACTAACTTTTAGTGTAGTTCCACTCCCGCAGAATGGATCCAGGACTGTTGTATTCTCATTATATCCATTTAATTTTATGCATCTTTCTACTAATTCTTCTGGATATGCTGTTGGGTGATTGAATTTATCGTCTTTGGATCTTGTGGTTCTATATGGTATAAACCATATATTTCCTCCACATCTAACATCTCCTTTATCTTTATTATTTTTGAATCGCTCCATGTTTCTTTTATCTTTATAAGGAACTCCAACTGACAATTTATCTAAAGTTTTTTCACCTGTTTTTGTAAAATGAAAAATATACTCGAAAAAGTTATTTAAATATTTATTGCTATTATTTGGCGTGAAATGTCCAAATGATTCACTGTTTACTGTTATAGACTTGGCCCATATTATTGTGTTTTGTAATTCAAATATTTTTGTAAGTTCATCGCATATCAGAAAAGGTATTGTGGGATTTGTATTCTGGTAGCCTATGTTTAAAAAGTATGATCCATCTTTTTTAAGAACCCTATTTACTTCTTTAGATACATTGGTTATCCACTCAACATACTCTTGTAATGGTATTTTATCTTTATAACTCTTGTATTTTTTATTTAGATTATAAGGCGGGCTGGTTACGGTCACGTCCACTGTTTCTTGATCTATTAGCCCTAAAGCACTCAAACAATCGCTATTATAGAGTGTAGTTTTTTCATCTTTGTAATATGGTTCCATTCCATAATATAGTTAAGAATTTTGGTCTGCTACTATGTTTACTTTATAACCTAATTCTTCAAATTTTTTACGATGATCTTCTACGCATTTTGCATATGCTACTTCATAAATATCTGCTATTAATATATTGAGGTCTTTTACATCTTGCTCTGTAGCTAGATGGAATAATATCCGGTCTAATATATTTTCATTTCTACTAAATCTTTCTTTTAGTATTTCAAATATATTTTTTTTAATATAATGGTTTCTATTGCTCTGGAGAAAGTCCATAGAATTATATTAGTATAAATTTTGGTGTTGGGAGTTTAATTCCTTTTAGTTCAAAGTTTTTAATGGATAGATCTGTCCACACTTCTTTAAGACTATTTTTTATTAAGTTTATATTTTTACTCCTGATTGTAAGATCAGATTCCAATTTATTTAAAACGTCACAAATAAAATTAAAATTATTGATTTTAGTTTCTAAATCTCCTTTTCCAAGAAAAAAGTTTATTGATTTTATATTTATTGTTTGTTCAAATACTAATTTAGCAATTTCTACTGCTGACTCACGTACTCTTACTTCTTTTTCATGAGGATTTAAATCATTTATTGTTTTTGTTAAATTTTTGCTTATGGGTAATATCTTGGGGTTGCCGAACACGACCGGCAAGATTCTTGACATCTTTAAAACTGTTTCTTTTATCCACAAAAATACCGAATTCATTTTTTCTTCTTGAGTCTTTTCTTTTTCTATTGTTTGAACTTTTTCTTCTGGCCTGGATAAAACAACGATGTCTTTTGGAATTTTATTTAATTTTCTCTCCATTTGTTGATAATAATCTAAAACTATATTTCTCCTAACACTTAAGCTTGTTGGCCCCATCACCAATTCACTCAAATATTCCAGTAATTGGTTTTTTTGTTTATTTATTTTGCTTAATAAATTACTTCTATCTTTTTCTGATATTTTTTCGTATCCATCTAATTCTTGAAATAACCCTGAGTATTGATTTAATTTAGCTGCAACCCCTTTTTCGGGATCCTCCAATAACCCGGATAGTACTTCTTTTATTTTATCTCTATTTCCTTTTGAAAGAAGATTTGCCTGATTCTCTTTGCCTGGGAAATCAAATATAGTTTCAAGAAATCTGTTTTCTATCAAATCTTTCTTGGGTCTATTTAAGTTTGAGTTTGGCGCTTCTTCTTTTTCCGTAGAGTCTTTTCCAAATAAATATGTCGGAGTATCAATCTCAGAACGAGAAGCCAAATCTTTTCTATTTTTTCTTGAGTCTTTTTCAAATATAGCTTTTTGAAGTATCTTTCCAAGCTCTGAATTTGTGAATTTTTTTCTTATAGAAGGTGTCTTAAAATCTTTTTTAGATATATTGTTTATTAATAATTCTACAATAAAATCATGTGCTCTTATTATTAAATTTTGATCATTCAATATGTGATCTTTGACTGTGTTTGATATTTCTGTACCACAAGATCTTGCACCTTTAGAAAAAATACAATCAGATATTCCTTTTATTATTTCATAATATCCCTCTATATCACCATCGCCATCATTTGTTGGTAATATGTCCATGATTTTCTTATTAGAATGTTGCCCGCCGTCACCCAGGTCATCAAAA